AGCCAGCAGCCGCCACATCGTCTTCCGCACTATTTAGATAGAACCACAAATGGTTCGCGCCGTCCTCTACCCCGTTGTAAGCCATCAGGCTTAGCTCTTTACGTTGAAACATGCCATACACCTCGCTGCATTGTCACAAAAGCGGGGGCCTTCCCTAGCCCCCTTCCCTTGTCGAACTTTACGCCGTCAGAACCTGAACGCCATCCGGGTCAATAATGGTGGCCCCCAGGCTCATGTAGCTGTCCACGAGCCAAGATTTCTTATGCGCAATCCAATCTACCGAGCTGCGCACATCAGCAGCGAAGCCGAGGCCCACTGCGTCTTGGTGGTAGAAGAACCCCTTGACGCCCTCCGGGAGTCCCGAATGGACGATCCAATTCACGCCCATCCAATCCGCTGGNGCTTGGCCAGTCGTCAGGAGGCGCTGCGTATTGTAGTCAATACTGGTCAGCTTATCCTCCATTAGCATTTCCCGCAAAGTGGCTGGCGCGATAATGCCATAGGTCCGACCATCCGGGGGTACATCCCGCTCATTGAAATTTTGCATGAGCTGGGTAATAACGGCGACATTCAGCTCGCCATCACTGCCATCCACCGCAGAGGCCGACACCTCATTCGTGGATTCCTCCAGGGCACGGATCTGCTCTTTGTCGGTGGCCCGCGCCAACGCAGCTGCCGAGGACTGGGCGTAGTCTTGCCGCAAGGACTGGTTGGTTTTCACCGAATCCAGCTCGTCCATGTACTCCGGGGCGTAACGGTCTTTCATGTCCGCATACACCCGGGAGTGTTCCAGGTTCATCGGCACCACATCAGCGTGGCGGGCCTTTTCAGTGGCCTCNCCCTTGCCNAGTAGCGGGAAATAAATTCGCGTGGCACCAACCTGCGTCCGGGTTCGGAAAGTCCCCCGCAAGAGTGCCCGCATGCGCTGGTACGCTAATTTCACTTCGCTGTCGTACAGCTCAATGAAGCTCTGATCTACTGTCTGGCTCATGGTCTTGTCCTCCAGCTGCCAGGAAACACTTGTGTCGTCGTTGGACTAGCAAGTTGCTCCCCGGGGGCCGGGGGCTTGCAGACTTATCCACAGGGCTAAGTCTGGTGCAGTATTTGGGGCCTGTCAAGAAAAAGCCCCCATGATGGGGGCTTTTCGTAGGGCTTGGCTCTCAGCCGCTACCCAAACACCTTTTTGAATTCTTCCTCCACGTACTTCTGGTAGGCCGGATCCGTCTCGTACCGCTCGTCCCGCATCATGGACTCCAGCTCCGCTTTGGTTTTCTTCTGCGAAGCCGCCCCAGGGCCTACGTCACCGTGATATCCCGCCTCCATAGCGGTCCATAACTGCTTCACGCCCGATGCCGATTTGGCCAAGTGGTCCACCACCTCTTTGGGGAAATTCTGGTAGGCAAAGTCGCGGATTTTAGCCATTCGGTGCTTAAAGTCCTCAGAGGACTTGTCCATGGCCCACTCCTTTTCAAGGTCCGCCGCTTCCGCTTTTACAAAAGCCTCCCGCATTTGCGGAACCACCTCGTCGTACAGGTACTGGACCGCTTGCTGTGCCTGGTCGTTGGTGAACCCTGCTTGCCGGAAAAACTTCTCGTCGTCTTCATGCAGCTCGTCCACACCTTCCGGCAGCTCCAGCTTGTATTCCTCTGGGGGGGTATAGCCCTTGTTGGACAGGTGCTGCTCCAGCTCCCGGTACGACTTGGCCATTTCTTCCATCCGTGGCTGTTTGCCCTCGGGGTCCCAAAATTTTTCTGGCAACCAGTCCGGGCGGTCCTCCATAGCCGGGGCCTTATCACCTTCCTTTTCGTCCCCCTCCTTTTTGTCGGGCGGGCCTTCGGGGTGGTCGTGGTCCGGCAGGTCNGCCCCCTTTTCGTGCCCTTCGCGTTCCGCCGAACCCCCAGACGGGCCGCGGTCAGGTGTGTCTGGGGCGGCCCCTTCCTGGCCTGGGGAGTCTGCTACAGAGTCCAACAGGTTCTCAGGTTGTGCTTGGTCAGTCATGGTGTCTTGCCTCCTAGATTCAGTAGCTGAGCGGCCAACGCCCGGCTACCCTCCACATAAGCCACGTCCGCCGGGGATCTCCCTGGACTGTAGCTGGTTGATAGTGCAATCTTCTGTAGGTGCTGGCGCAAGTTCGGCTGGTCTAAGGCTTTGTGGCACTCGACCTGCAACTGCTCAAAGCGTTCCCGCTCCAGTTCTTGGGCCGCGCTGTCGTGCGGTTTTAGCTCTAAGTTTTCCCAACTCACTGCATACCTCCTGGGGGCTGCCCGCCCTGCTCCATGGCCCCCATCTGCGCCTCTGCCTGGGCCGCTTGATCGGAAATTTCCTGAATTTCGTCTGGTGTCCGCATGTCATCTGGGTGAACACCTTGGAGGCGGCCCACGCGCCGCAAGCCCGCCTGCGTGTCAAAAACAAGCCCCGCTTTCGGGTCGATCTCCCCGAACTGCGCTACTACGCTGGCAAATTCCAAAATGGTCTGGGCTTCTTCTTGCTGCTGCCCCTGGGCCAAATGACTAACGATTTTTAGGTCTGCCACTTCATCCAGCTCGGCCAAACTCATGTCAATCTCACCCTTGGCTTGCAAGTGGGCTAGAGTCCGCCGTACAGCAGGGATTACAATTTCCCGTTGGAACGTGGACAAGCTGCTCCCTAAATCTTGCGCCAGCTGCATAGTCCGCTCATTAACCTCTGCCGCCGAACGTGGGGTCCTTTGCAGAGGGCCGAACTGGTCTGCCATGAAAGTTCGTTTGATTGCAGACGACAGCTCCCCCATCGACCACTCAGAAATGTCGAAACGTGCCGTATTGGGCAGTTCCGCCAGCGGGGGGTCTTGGATATTGTTGCTCGCTACAGGGATCACGGTGCCGGGCTCGAACCCGATGGTGTGGGGGTTCAGCACACCATCGTGCCAGGCCGTGTACACCCCCGCGACTGCCTTAGCCGCGTTTTTCAATGTCAGCTCTTTGAGCTTGTTAATGGCCCGCACATCAGACAGGGCCCGGAAGCCCGGGCCACGCCCATACGGAGTGCCTGGAATGCGGGCCCATCGAGTTGCGTATAGGTCCGGCATCTTGCGGGTCGCCCGTTCCAGCTCCACCCCGGGCCCGTGGTCCAAGTAGTAGGAATTTTCCCACTGGCCATCTGCCTGGCGGTGGCACACATGAAAGATCACCAAATCCCGTTTGCCCGCCTTTTCCCCCTCCTGCTGCTCGCGCAACTGCTGAGGCACTTTGTCCTTCCCAAATCGCTTGTCCACATCATGCAGTGACCATTTGAACTTGTGGCTCACCAAGCTCAATCGACCTGTGTAGTCTTGCTCCAGCGCCATCCGGGCTAATGGTGTGCAACACCATTGCAGGCCCTGGTCCGTCTGGTAGGCTGCCCACGCCCCGGTCCCGCCCACAATACGGTCCAACAACAAGGGCTGTAGTTCTTCGTAAAACCCCGTCTTCGGTAGCAATTCAAACAGACGGTCTTCTACGTAGCGCAGCTCCCCTTGGATCTGCTCTTTTTGCGTATTGGCCAGAGAGTCCTTGGGTGTCAGCCGCAACCACCGGCCCCACGGGGGCGTCAGCCGGGCCACCACTAAGTTGGCCAGCCGCTCCGCATCGTCGATTGCCGTGGAGTCGAATACCTCCTGCCCAATGTCATGGGGGGACTGCTCGTTGTCGCGGAAGAAAACCGCCCGCTCAGGGGCCAAGTAACGATAGGTTATGTCCCATAGGGACTCCCAAATCTGGCGCTCTGAATAAGCCGCCTTTGCGCGTTTCAACAAGTCCATGCCAGCTCCTACGGGTTGTAGTCGTCCAAGAGGGTGTTAAGGTGGGCCTCTTGCGGCCCCCCGAAGGGTTGTGGGAGGCGGTCCACTGCCGCGCGCAAGCCCCGCATCCGGTCTGCGGAACTCCTGGCACCTTGCACCCTTCTCTGCGAAGCCCTTCTCTGCGAGGCCCGGCGGCTGCCCCCGCCCAAAGTCTCTAGCAAACTAGGCGCCCCCACGAGTCCCGCCCGGGATTGCTCCCGCTGGCGGATCTGGTCTTTGTCCCGTTGTCCCTCCACCCGCCGCTCTGCAGCTCCTTCCGCTGCCCGTTGTCGAGACCGCTCGCGGGACGCCCCTACCTGGCGTACCCCTTCCGCTGCCAGAAGCCATGCCCCTTGTGCCATTACCGCAACCTCCACAGCTCTGCTATAAGCTGTCGTGGGGTGTAAATGCCTGGGCGGTCTAGCC